TCATCAACGGCAAGCTGGACTGGGTAAGCCACGTCCGGCATCTGCGCGATCCGCAGCGGCTGTATAACTGGTACACCAGCCAGGCGGCCGAGTTCGTCGCCTTGCAGACGAAAGCCCCATACATCGGCACGGCCGAGTCCATCGAGCCATACAAGGACGACTGGGAGAACGCCAACGTCGAGAACAAGGCGGTGCTGCTGTATAAAGGCATCACCGCCGAGGGCGTTGCGACCCCGCCGCCGACGCGCGCCCAGCCGCCAACCATGGCCGCCGCCTATATCGAGGGGCTCAAGATCAGCCAGGCCGAGATGATGATGGCCACCGGCCAGTATCAGGCCGTCATGGGTGAGCCGAGCAACGAAACGTCGGGCAAGGCAATTAACGCCCGCCAGCGGCAGGGCGACAACGCCACATATCATGTGATTGACCGCCTGGCCGCGGGCCTCCGCTATACCGGGCGCATCATCCTCGACCTGATCCCCCGCGTTTACGATACCGAGCGCGCACTGATGATCATGGGCGAGGATGGCACCCAGACCCAGGTGCATATCGACCCGAACGCCCCGCAGGCGCACCAGACGACGCTGGATCCGAACATGCCGCCTGTGCAGCCGGACATGAACGCGGACCAGGACCCCGACACGGCGCGGCAGCAGGCGCTGCGGACGGTGTTCAACCCGAAGATCGGCCGGTATTCCGTGGTGGCGGACGTCGGCCCGGCCTACGCCACCAAGCGGCAGGAAGCGTTCAACGCCTTCAGCCAGGTCATCGCGCAGAACAAGGAGGCGTTTCAGGTCATCGGCGATTTCTGGGCGAGGAATGCCGATTTCCCCGGCGCCGACGAGATGGCCACAAGGCTCAAGCGCGGCCTGCCGCCGCAATACAAGAGCGGCGTCGATCCGGCGATGCAGCAGATGCAGGCGCAGGCCCAGCAGACGCAGGAGCATGCCAAGCAACTGCTTGGCCAGGCCGATCAGGAGATACAGCAGCTCAAGGCCGAGAACGAAACGCTGAAGGCGCAGGCGAAGGACAAATCCAGCGAGCTGGTGATACGCGATTACGAAGCCGAGACGAAGCGGCTCGCGGCGGTGGGTTCTATTGATCCGGTCAGCTTGCAGTTGGTGGTGCGGCAGCTCGTCTCCGACATGCTCGACCAGAAGCTGGAGCCGCTGCTGTATGGGCACGCGGACCTTCAGGGCGCATTGCAGGCCAGAATGGCGCCGCCACAGCCGGAGGAGGGCGAGGGGGCACCCAACGGGCAGGCAGCGCCCGCAATGGCGCCAGGCGGGCCGCCAGCGGCGCCGCCGGGCATGAACGGCATGCCACCAGGACCAATGCAATGAGCCACAGCAACCGCACATCGCTGCCCGAAGGATACCTCTGGGGATGGCCAAACACCGGAGAGCGCCGACCCGTCTCCAGCGCCGATCCACGCATGGAAGTGCAACCGCCAGGCGATGGCAGCTATATGCCGAACGTGACGACCACGCCGCCGCCGCCAGGTGTGTGGATGGCCGGCGCGCCGCAGAGCCATAGCAACGCACTTCAGAACCCATATGCGGCGGGCGGCGCGGGCAACCCGCTCGCGGGCAACATCCAGACGGTCGCCCTGCAAGGCCAGCCCGGCTCCTGGCAATGGCACATCAAGCCGCTGGGCGACGATTACCGCATCTTCGGCAGCCCGCCTGAAACCGATCAGTTCCAGCTTATGGGCCGATACTCCAACCAAGAGCAGGCGCTGAAACGCATGCAGATGCTTAAGCTTCTGCTCGGCGGCGAATGATAACCGCAGCCGTGGGCGGACAGGACCAGGGCAACCAGTAGCTACCAGCGAGTAACCCCATGAGCGAAACCAACACCCCAACGCCCCCCGGCGAAGGCGCCCCCGCGCCCGCAGCACCAGCCGAATACATCCCGCAGGACGTGCTGCGCCAGGAAGACAACGACGACGCCACCAAGCCGCTACAGCAGCAGGACGGGCGCGAACCGGCCAAGGAGGCGCCCGCCGCCGACAAGGCCGACGCACCGGCCGAAACCGAGGAAGACGAACGCCAGCGCGAAAAGCGCCGCGAGGCCGCACGCATCGGCTACCTCACCAAGCAACGCTATGCCGAGAAGGCCCGCGCCGACGCCCTCGAAGAACGCCTGCGTCATATCGAGGCGCAACAGGGCAACGGCGCCCAGCAGCCGCAACTGTCGCCGCAGCAACAGCAGGAACTCGCCCAGTGGGTCGAGCAACGTGCCGCCCAGAAGCTCGCCGAACAGCAGGCCAGCGTACGCTTCAGCGAATGGGACAAAGGCGGCATCAAGGAGTTCGGCGAGGAGAAATTCCGCGACGCCTGCAAGACCGTCGCCGAAATGGCCGACAACCGGCAGCGCGAGATCCTGCGCGACGTCGCGATGGACACCGAAGGCGGCGCGCGGGCCATCATCGAAATGGCGGGCGACGCCGAGGTTGCCGAACGCATCCTGGCCCTGCCGCCGCACCGCATGGCGCTGGAAATCGCCAAGCTCGGCGCACCCAGGACGCTCGCGCCCAAGGCGGTATCGAGCGCACCACCGCCCATCCGGCCGCCGGCGGTCGGACGAGCACGCGGCGAGCCAGATCCCGAGCATGGCAGCATGGAGGATTTCATGCGCTGGTCGCAGAAGGCCAACTGGCGCCGTTGAGTGACGTGAAGTGCCTGCCGACTTGGGGCGGTTACCCCATGCGTGCGCTCCGGCGCACCGCGCGTGCCTACCGACTTGGAGCGGAACTCCATGCGGGCGGTGGGCGCAATGCTCACCGCCTCTGGGGCGGTTCAACCCCAGGACCGACTGGAAGCGGTTTCTTCCTGCGCGCCGAAGAACCCCCTGGGTGACGGCTCTGACCTGACAACGAAAGGATTTAGGAATGAGCCACTTCCATGGCCAACAGCATCATTACGCCAACCCTCGTGGTACGGCGTGCCATCGAGCTATTCAGAAACTCCAACGCCTTCCTCCAGATGGTGGACCGCCAATGGCAGGATGAGTTCGGCAGCCCGTCGGTAGCGGGCCAGAAACCCGGCAGCACCATCCAGATCCGCCTGCCGAATGACTACGTGCTCCGCAGCGGACCCACAGCCGTCGCCCAGAGCACCACGGAATCCACCACCCCGTTCACCGTCGCGACGCAAGTCGGCGTCGATATCGCGTTCAGCATGGTCGAACGCACCATGTCGATGCAGGACTACGACGTGCGGGTTATCCAGCCCGCGGTGAACACCCTGGTCGGGGGCATCGCCGCCGACATCATGCGCGGGGCGGAAGCCATCCCGAACATGGTCCACAATGTTGACGGGACCAATAATACCATCTCGCCGACGCTGAACACCTGGGCCACGGCGGGCGCGCTACTGGACAAGATCAGCACCCCACGCGGACAGCGCCGGGCGATTCTGGACCCCATTACGATGGCCAGGACCGTCGGTAGCTTCTCCGGGCTGTTCAACCAGCAGTCGAAGATCGGCGACCAGTACGAAACGGCGATGATCAAGAAAGACGTGCTGGGGATGGACTGGGCGCAGGACCCCACGGTTCTGAGCCACGTCACCGGCTCGTATGGCGCACTGCCCACGATCTCAGGCGGCTCACAGTCCGGCTCAACCCTGACCACCTCGGCGATGGCCGCATCCGGACTGAAAAGGGGCGACATCATCACCATCGCCGGCGTCTTCGCCGTCAACCGCGTGACCAAGATCAGCACCGGCCAGTTGATGCAGTTCGCCGTCACCGCCGACGTCATCACCGGCGCCACCTCGATCCCGATCTACCCCGCCCTGGTGCCACCGCTCGCCGGCCCGTCCCCCGCGCCCAACCAGACGGTTTCCGCATCGCCCGCCAGCGGCGCCCCCATCGTCTGCCTTACCAACACCGCCGAGACCTACCGCAATAACTTCATCTTCCACCCGTTGGCGGTAACGCTGGCCATCGTGCCGATGGAAATGCCGACCAGGGGCGTCGTCGAGGCATACCGCGAGAGCTACGCCGGCGTCTCTATTAGGCTGATTACTTTCTACGACGGGATTAACGACCAGATGATTACCCGTCTGGACGTCCTCTACGGATCGAAATGGGTTCGGCCGGAATGGGCCGTCCGCGTGCCGGATATATTGTGAGATCGAAAGGAATTTCCCCATGGCAGACAAAACATACCCCCGCGTGCTGTACCACCAGGAGGGCCAGCATAAGGTCGTCAACAGCGACGCCGAGGAAAAAGCCGCCGGCGCGGGCTGGTCGGACACCACGAACGACAACAGCATCCAGGGCATCCGCAAAGCCGCGGGCGCCATCGCCGAGGTGATCGAACCCGTGCAGCGGGTACGGCAGGAAAGGACCGACCGATGAGCCCCAGCGAACACGACAAGAACCAGGCCGCCGCCAAGCCCGGCACCCGCGTTGCCAACCCGGCCGAACCCTACGCCGCGACGAAGGCGCCGGAACGCCGCGACGCCAAGAGCTTCCTGCGCGCGGGCGCCGACACCACGCATATGTCCGGCTATCCGAAGCTCAAATACCACCCGGTCCACGGCGGCATCGAGGTCAAAGACCCCGGCGAGGAGTCCCAACTTTATCCGAAGACCGACTGGTTCGACTCACCCGAACTGGCCGACGCCGCGCGCACCCACACCGAGGCGGAAATCGTCCGGGTCCATAACCAGCTCGAGAAGCTCAAAGAGCTGGAGGCGAAGGGCCATCCGGTGGTTCGCAACTCGGTGCAGTCCGACGAGTCGATCCGCCGCGCCTATCCCGAGCCGCTGTAATACGTCGCAGTCCTGCCTCCCCCTCCGGGGGGAGGTTTCTCGCGGAGCCACGGGATGATAACCACCACCGGCGACATAATCGCGTCAACGTTACGAACGGCCGGCGTGACCGGGGTCGGACAAACCCCATTATTCGAGGACACCAACGATGCCCTCGACCTCCTCATCGAAGTCATCGAGCTATGGAAGCGCGAACGCTTCATGGCCTGGCGCAACGTCGAGGTGGTGATACCGAGCACCGGGGCGGTGTCATACGCCATCCCCGACCGGCCGCCACGGCTTGACTCGGCATTCGCCCGGCAAAACTACACGCTGCCGCCTGGCGGGGCCACCAACTCCGGGCCGGTGGACTACCCGCTCGCCATCATCGACAGCCAGAGCGACTACAACATGATCAGCCTCAAGGAAATGACCAGCTTCCCGGCGGCGGTCTGGTATTCGCCCGACTACCCCACCGGCTCGGTGTTCTTCTGGCCCGTCCCGCCGGAGGGCCAATTCAATCTGCACGTCTTCTACCGCGCCGGGCTGCCGACCTACACCACGCTGGTCGATCCGCTGAACCTGCCGTCAGAATACGTCCGGGCGCTCAGGTATGAACTCGCGATCCTGATCCAGCTCAATTACGGATTAGGAGTGAATAAGGGGCTCGTCGGCGCGCTGGTTGGCACCAAGGCGGCGATTAAGGCGACCAACGCGCATGTCCGGAACCTGTCGATGCCGGCCGGTCTGTCGCCGCAAATGCCGGGACAGGGCGGTATTTCCGGGTCCGTGGGACCGCATCAGTCGGTGATCGTGCTCGACAGCGGCCTACCGGTGCTGGGTTAGGGGGAACACGAAATGCCCTATCCATGGTCTAACGGCGACACGCTGACCGCCGCCGACCTCAACGACGCGGTGGCGCACGGTACCGGGCCGGTTGGACCGCCAGGCCCCCCAGGCCCGCAGGGACCGCCGGGAAATGCCACGGGCGGCGCGGCCGGCGGCGATCTCAGCGGCACATACCCCAACCCCACGGTGAGCAGGGTCGGCGGCGTCAGCGGCCCCTTCCTGCCCCTGACCGGTGGCACGCTGACCGGCGGCATCACCGTCAGCCGCTACGAGATCATCGACGGCGGCGCCTCCGGCCCGGCGCAGTTGTTCCTCGATACCGCGGTCGGTGGCACACGGATGATCGTCGGGCGTGCCGGCA